CTACGCTTTTCGGGTCGGCCTGGCCGTATGTGTCAAAAATGGGTCAATCTCGGTCCCCGGTGTACCGCCGATCGGAAGGCCGTCGACCGCTGCTCGCTGCACGCTGGAGACGGTGTGCGCGTAGCGCAGCGCCGACCGCGGATCCCGCCATCCGCCCTGGGACATGACCGTGCGAAGGTCTGTGCCGCGTGACAGCAGCGAGGTCGACAGCATGTGTCGGAACCAGTGCTGGGTGACCTGGGCGACCAAGCGGGCGTCCTGGCGAAGCTGGAGGGCCGCCGGCAGGTCGCCGGCGCGCCGGGCCCACACGGAGCGGCGGAGGAGCGTCTTGACGGTGCGCCAGCGCATCCCTCGATAGGCCGCCTTGTTCTGGCCGCCGGTCCCGGCGTCATGGCCGCGGCGGCTGTAGGGCTTCCGCTTTGGCGTGACGAACAGCGGCGCCTCGCGGTCGCGGACAGGGCCGCGGTGCTGCAGGTAGTCGATGACGATCTGGACCGTCCAATCGTGCAGCGCTGCCGTCACCGAATCGCCGTTCTTGGTGTCGTGAAAGGTGATCTGACCTCGGCCCGGCGCGAGGATGGCGTCGCAGATCCTGCAGCCCAGCAGGATGGAACTCACCCGCGCGCCGGTGGACCACTCGACCGCAAGCTGAGGCTTCAGGTGCCATCCGGCCTGGTCGATCATCAGGGCGATCAGATCCGCCCGCAGGTCGACCACGCGGCGCCGGCTGGGCGTCTTCGGCTTGCGGGCCTCGTTGTCTCTGTCGATCGCCGGCAGCCGCTGTAGCCATACCCTGGGCTCCTCGGCGCACCAGTTCAGGAAGGTGAAGACGGCATCGAGGTAGCGTTCGCGGGTCTGCGGCAGGTTGCCGGCCTGGCGCTTGTCGATGAACCGATTCCATCGCTCGTCGCTGATGCCGGCCAGATCGTCCCGCGGGAACTTGCGCGTCATCTCCTGGACCACTGCCACATCGAAGCCATTGAGCGGCCGAGCGCGCGTCCTGTTCAGGTACTGATAAGCCGCAACCGAGAATGCGACCGTCGGCCGGACGCCGTGGACGACCTCCCGCCGGAGGGCGGTGCACCACTTGTCCCTGAGGGCTTCGGCATCGTCGCGGTGCTCTGGCCTGGCCTGAAGCTCTGTACTGCGTCGAATGCGGACTGAGCGTCCGTCGACCCGAAGAGTGCCGACGACATACCAATGGCCGGCCCGCTCGACGACTCGAGGACCCGCCGGCGCTTTGCGGTGTCTTCGTCCCGGATTGCCATCCGGAGCGCCCGGTACCCTTGTTCGTCCCATCGGCGGCTTGCCCCGACATAGTGGTGGTGCTGCAGCCGCTGGTGCCCGGGCGCCCGCCGCACATCCTCGGCAAGACGGCCCTGCAGCCAGCGGGAAGACTTTCCGAGACGACGAGCCACTTCCGCAAGTGTCAGATCGTCGGGGAGCCCAATACGGGCCCGGGAGGGCGGGCGCATCATGGCCTAATCCTGTCGCCAGCGGTGGCGGTGTCTGGGCAGCGGCTTCATCGCGTAAATGCCCGCGCCCTCCCGGCCCGGAACATCATGCTGTGTGCGATTCGCGCACGGTCGCGAGGCTTAGCCCCCGCTCTCGCCATTCCTCAGGCAAATACTGCTCGGCCAGGGCCGGGGAAAAGCGATGATGATCGTTCAGAACGGCAATCGCCAGTTTCATTGCCGCGGCCGCGCGTCTGGGCAACGGCCCCTCGTTCTCCACGGCCATTCCCCGCGATACTGCAAGCACGGCCAGGGCTTCCTCGACAGTATGCGGCACGCAATGCATGAGCAATTCTTCGGCCGCATCGAGTCGGGACGTCAGGAACTCCCACCGATCGCGCATCTTGAGTTCTTCGGGCGTGTTGAGATGGGTCTCGGTGGTGTCAGGGTTTGGGAATTTCCCGTCCAGCGCCTGGATCTCCGGAATCATCGCGGCCATCTCGTCGATAAGGCATCCGACCAGCGACCTACCGACCGGATGGGAAATGTGGTTCGGCGCTTTCGATGAGCGCGTACGCGGTGGCGAAATCGTCGCGCTGCCGTCGAGCGGGGCCATAGTCGTTCTCCTATGTCTTGGTCGTGATGGGTCTGATTGGCGCAGGCCTAGTGCCTCGCCGAGGCTTCCTCGGCGGCGACCTGCTCACCTCGGACTGTCGCTGCCTTCCCGCTGGCGAGCGCGAAGCGGAGCAAGCCCGGATCTTCGGCGCTCAGTGCCGAGAGCACCGCATCGGCGATGTCGGCGGGGCTGCCTCCGTCTTCGGCGGATCGACCGATGGCGCAGGCCATGACAAGCAACGTGCGACAGTCGGCCATGGCGACCGTCAATTCGCTCGCCGTCTGGGCGGGGGTGATGCCCCTCGCCAACGCCTCACGGACGATGTTCTCCATGGTGTCTCGGATTTGCCGAGCCGCGATCTTGTCGGCCGGGGTTTGGAGCAGGCCTGCGAACTGGGGCGATGCCTTCCAGGGCAGCCGGCGCGGTGAACGCTCAGACCGAGTCCCGAGCCTCATCCGAGAGGTGCGCAGCAGATCGGTCCGGTCGCCCTCATCCAGAGCAGCGGCTGCTGCGGTCATCGCCTCGTCAGCCTTCCGCCATGCGTCGAACTGGGCGGCCGGGGCGGAGAAGGAGGTCACGGTTGGGGCCGTGCTGAGGCGGTCGAACTTTGTCATTTGATTTGGCCTCGTAGCTGGAGGGGGAGCGGTGCCGGCGAATGCCGGCGCCGACCAATCAGGCTGCAACGAGATTGGGGGCGTGGAGCTTCACGTCCCGCCCGAGCGCTCGATCCCGCATGTAGTCGGCGAAGATGTATTCGGAGAAGTCGGTGCCAGTGACGCCGAGGTGTTCCATGAGGAACGCGGTCGCGCGTTCGATCGCCTGGACGCCGAGGTCGGTCATCACGCCGTTGTCGCGGTCCTCGTCGATGTGATTGTGGGCAACCGCCAGCATCATCACCGCATCGACCGCGTTCTTGGGGAACTGCGTCAGAAGCCGGATCTGGTCGGCGACGATGTTGCCGTAGCACAGCGCTTTCAGACTCTCCCGACCCTTGCCCTCTTCCTCGGACTCATCGCCTTTGCCCGGGTGGTCGTCCATGCGGTTGAACTCGCGCGCATGGAGGCCCAGCCTGTCGGCCAGGTCTTGAACGATGGTGCGGGTCGTGGGCTGCGGGAAAACGTCTCTGGGCATGTGTGCCTCCCCAATGGGCGCCCCAGCGGGCGGTCAGCGATTGCTGACAGGCAAATCATAGTGTGGGCTATTGCCCACCGTCAAGAGCCATGATGGCAATAGCCTCACCGGTGGCAATCGCCTTCACAAGCGCTTGCCGTCAGTAGTCTCGCAAGAGGCGATTTTCCACTGGCGCGGCCCACTCAACCTCGGCATCCAAGATGGGTGGGAATTTGTAGCTGATCAAAGTAAAGCGGCCAATTTCCTTAGAAGGTGCGAGGTCTCGTACAAAAGTCCTCCCATCCTTCAGTCTAACAACGTACGGGACGCTCGGAAAATTCTGATCTAGGTCTGTCGGGCGTCCATATATTAGCGTATCCCCGTCCAAAAAAACGGGTTCTAGACTATCTCCGCGCACCTCAAGAGCTTCGCCGCCTGTGAGGCCGGCAACCAGAATTGCATCTTTGTTGGGCCAGTCTTTTGGGTAGCGGACTTCCCCGCCGCCGCCGACATACCCAACGACCGGTACGCGTCGGAAAGGACTAAGGGGCGCGTCAATCGGTTCCGAATCTCCGTCATCCGTGAGCCAGGAAACAGTGACTTCAAGCGGCTTGGCCAGCGCGCGGAGCGTGTCCAAGCTCGGGCTGCGACCGCGCTTGAGAATGTCACGCACGGTTGTTGGTCCCAGGCCGGCGGCCTCGGACAACGCCCGCATGCTGAAGCCCCTCTCCAGCATCCGCTGTTCCAGACGTTTGAGAAACCGATCATCCATGGGTGGGATTATGCCCACACTGGCGGACGATTTGTTGAATGCAATAACCCATTGCCAAGTGGGCAATTGCCCATTATGATCGCCTCATGCAGCACACAATCGGCCTTCTCAAGGAAATCGACGCGTTCCTGGCAGCGACCTGCATGAAGGAGACGACCTTCGGTCGAAAGGTCGTCAACGACGGCAAGTTCGTGCCCAGGTTGCGGGCCGGGGGAGACGTTGGAACCCGCGTGGCGGCGAGGGTGCGCGAGTTCATCCATTCGACGCCTTGCGAGGAGATCTCCTCATGATCTTCGGGCCTGATGACGGGCATGGCTGGCCGCGTGGGATCGCATGTCGCGCCTCACGCAACCATCATCTCTCGGCTCCAGTGCGGCGGGAGAGCGGCAAATCCGGCGCACAAGCGTCGGACTGTGTCGATGATCTTCCGAATGCGGTTCGGCATCGCTGGTCCTTCCGTCTTTCATCTGACCATGGCCGGGGGCGTCGAGGCATGACGCCAGCGGGCTTCGGTAGCATTGAGCCGGGGCCGGAGCCTTTCCCTCCAGCCCCGGCCGCATCGGGATGGCGCCGGACGCCGGAAGGCCGCCCTGAACGTGCTCTCGATCTCGCCACCCAGATTCTCTGCGGAGTACGTCCATCCGACAAGGAGCGGCGCGCGGAAGGTTCCAGCTCCCGCGCCGCCTGCGATCGACCTGTGAATGACCATCGTCTCCATTCCCTGACCATGGAGTGGAACGGCGTTGGAAATCTCGAAAAGTTCTTTCAGAAAATCCCGAAATCAGGAGCCCCCGATGACAGCGGACGCTTTCGCTGAGGAGGTTCGATCCTGCCTGCCGGTGATCGCGGCGCCGATCCGAGCCAACGAGCCGGTTCCCTCATGGCTGTCTCGCGCGGCCAGGATGGCAGGCATCTCCGTCGCTCGTGCCCGCGCCTATTGGTATCGCCAGGTCGAGCGACCGCGGGTCGACGAGTATTTCGCAATCATCAGCGCCGCTGACCTCTCGCAGCGCCGACTAGCCGACATGGAGTCTGCCTATGAGGCTGATCGGGAGCGTTTTGCTCGCGATTTTCCGCGCCTGGCGCGCTTTCTTCCTCCTTCGCTCCGAGCGCCGGCGCCGAGTCCCATCCAAGTCGAAGTGGCGGGCCGATGATCCTCCACGACACCGGGGATCCGGTTGAGGGAACACCTCCCGTGTGAAGGGAGTGCTCTCCGCCCCGATCCCTTGGCCTTGATCTGCGCGCTCAATCTGACTGTGGCCTAGCCCGGCAGCGAAGCGCCCCACGAAATGGAGATAGCATGATCCCCCACGTCACGATCGACCCGCGCGCGCCCATCTATGCCCGCGAGCAACGCCCGCGGTTGCAGGAGCGCATTCGCGATTCAGGCAGCAACCATCTGATCCCGATCCTTCAAGCCGTCGACGGCGCAGACACCCTATTCATGGTGATCTCGCAGTGCCCTCCGCCTGCGGTCGCTCTGCGGTTCGCTGTTCCGGCCGACCGGTCCGCCATCGTCATGATCGGCGACGACTACGACGAAGCTCTCGGGCCGAAGGCCTTCCACAAGCCTTCCGTGCGCGACGCAATCCGGGCCGCCGTTGACGTGGTGATCGTGTCGTCTCGCGCCGAGCCGCCGGTCTACTGCTTGGCCGCATTTGCAGCCGTCCAGTTCCAGCGTCCGGTCATCATCATCGAGACCAGGCTTGAATGTGAGCAGCCGTGGACCGACTGCGTGCGGTCGGTCGATGTCTCGAAGCACATCACGCTCTGCACCGTCCGCCCCATGGGCAACGCGTAGCCCGACTTCGTGCCCCGCCTGCGGCGATCCCTGCCCGATGAACCAACAGGTCAGCATGAATTCAGCAGACATCGCGCAGCATATCAGGCCCGTGGCGCTCCACCTGCTCGGCCAGCCGAACGACAGACTCTCGGAGCCGGAGAGGCTGCGCTGGGGAACGCATGGCTCGCTGGTGGTTGAGGTCGGCGGCGAGAAGCAGGGCACATGGTACGACCATGAGCAGATGTGCGGCGGCGGCGTGCTGGATCTGATCCAAGCCCGCGCTGGGCTCAGCGGTCGGGACGCGGTCGACTGGATGAAGCGAGAGTTGCACATCGAGGATGCGACGGGCCCGGCGCCCAGGCCGCAGCCGCGCAAGAATTTCAATGTCGTCGCCGAATATACCTACGAACATTCGGAAGGCGGCGTTGCCTTTCAGGTGCTGAGGCTCGACCCGAAGGATTTTCGCCAGCGCCGACCAGACCCGGACGGGGGCGGTTGGGTATGGAAGATGAAGGGCGTCGAGCTGCTGCCGTACCGGCTGCCTGAGGTCGCCGCTGCAGTCGGAACGAGGGCCATCCTGATCGTCGAGGGCGAGAAGGACGTCGACAACCTGCGTGGGCTCGGCTTCGTCGCGACCTGTAACCCGGGCGGAGCCGGCAAATGGCCTGACCACTTCGTGAAGTGGTTCCGCGGCGCCGACATCCTGCTTCTCCCCGACAACGATGATGCCGGCCGCGATCACGTCAACGACGTGGCTCGCAAGCTTCACGGCGAGGTCAAGTCCATCAAGGTGCTGACGCTCCCCCGGCTGCCGCACAAGGGCGATGCCTCGAACTGGATTGAGGGGGGCGGGACACGTGACCAGTTGATCGAACTGGCACACTCGTCAGCCATTGAATGGGATCCTGCGACGGCGCCGCAGCCACATGCTGGTGGCGGCGTCGACGGCGGCAGCGGGAAAAGCCGGCCGGTGGTCCGTCTGGAAAACGACAAGCTGCACCAAAACGTCAACAGCACCGAGGAACTGCTGGTCAAGTCCGGGCGCCCAATCTTCGTCCGTGCCGGCCGGCTGGTCCGCCCCGTGACCGAACAGGTCGACGCCGCCAATGGCAAGACCGTGCTGATCGGGAAGTTCCGGGCCATGTCGAACGACGAGATGGCGGACGTGATGGCGGAGACGATCCGGTTCGAGAAGTTTGACGGCCGGTCCGAGGATTGGGAGGCAACAAAGCCACCGCGGGACGTCGCCGGCATCCTCCTGAACCGCGAGGGGCAATGGGGGTTCCCTCAGGTCATCAGCATCATCACCACACCGACCCTTCGCTTTGATGGGTCGCTTCTGTCGACCCCTGGCTATGACGCTGCGACCCGCGTCTACTACGCCGAGGACAAGCGGCTTCAGATGCCGGCAATCGCGGACCGACCAAGTCGGGATGACGCGCTGAAGGCGCTACAGCTGATTAAAGGCCTCCTCACCGGATTCCCCTTCGTGTCCGACGTGGACCATGCCGTTGCACTGTCTGGAATCCTGACGGCGGTCTGCCGCCCAGCAATGCCGGTTGCCCCCCTGCACGCGGTCCGCGCCACCACAGCGGGCAGCGGCAAGACCTACCTGGTCGATGTCTCCAGCGTTATCGCGAGCGGGCAGCGCTGCCCGGTCATCACCCTGGGGCAGACGGAGGAGGAGACCGAGAAGCGCCTTGGCGCCTACCTGATGGCCGGCGTGCCGATCGTCTCCATCGACAACGTGAACGGCGAGATGGGCGGCGACATGCTTTGCCAGGCGGTGGAGCGGCCAATCGTCCGCGTCCGCATTCTCGGCCGGTCCGAGGCGCCAGCCTTCGAGGTTCGGTCGACCTTTTTCGCCACCGGCAACAACCTCCAGCTTCGCGGCGACATGACCCGCCGGGCGGTCGTCTGCAACCTGGATGCCGGCGTCGAGCGGCCGGAGCTGCGCGCGTTCGATTTCAGCCCTGTCGAGCGAGTGCTGGCGGGCCGAGGGGCTTATGTGGCTGCGGCGCTGACGGTTGTCCGCGCCTACCTCGTAGCCGGACAGCCGGGCAAGCTGTCGCCCATCGGGTCGTATGAAGTCTGGTCCGACATGATCCGGTCGTGCCTGGTGTGGCTCGGCGAAGGCGATCCGGTTGCCAGCATGGAGAAGGCGCGAGAGGAGGACCCCTATCTGGTCGAGATCAAGGAGATCTTTGGACAGTGGCGGGAGTGCCTCCAGCTGGGCACGAAGTACTCCACCAAGACGCTCGTGAGCTATGCGACCGACGGCTTCGGAGATGGCCAGCTACGCTATCCAGACCTGAACGACGCGCTGATGAAGGCGGTCGGGCAGGGGGGACGGATCTCGTCGAAGTCGCTTGGCCGCTGGCTCGTCCGCAATGCGGGACGCGTCGTTAGTGGCATGAAAATAATAGTCTTTCCGGATGATAAAAACGGAAACCTCTACTCCCTGGTCAACTTGGAGTGACCGGGATGGAAGGGGGGTTTCAGGTGATTTCTCTGGTTTCTGCCACCAACACGCGAAAACTGTCAAAGGACAGTAATGCTTACCTATGACAGTTTAGGGGTAGTGGGTGGCGGCTACCCACAAAAGCCCGGAAACCCCCCGCCCCGCGTCTCTGCCGTGCCGTCCCATCACCGGATATTGGAGAAAGCCGATGAGCGAACCGATGAAGCGCGACGAGTGGTTCCGCGTCTGGATGCCGTACTGCCTGAAGCAATTCGACGAGACGAAGGTCGGCAAGAACGTCTGGCTGCCCCTGAACCGCCACTACAAGCCGCTGGGCCAGCCGAGCGGAGTATGGGTCGACTACAACGACTTCGCGTCCCACGCGATCAAGTTTTCTCGCGATCCGCACGAAATCGATGGTGTCTGGGAAGACAAGGATCCTCATCCAAATTGGCTCTACCTCTATTCGGACAATTCGGCTCACCGGGGCGACTACTTCGTCCGGCTTGGGAGGCTGATGACCCATGGGAAGGGCTGGAAGTGAGCATGGAGCGCGGCGCCTGCTTGAGTCTCCCCAATCTGAGCCACAGGAACTCGTAGATGTTGAAAGCACGACGTCGCCGGACCGGGCGCCCGAGATCGCAGAAGCCGCGCCACCCTGGCGGCCAGGTCGTGCGCGACACGACGCCCCCGCCGCCGGAGGTCATCGCCCGCCGTGGTGCTAACTGGCAGGACCAGGACGCCGGTGACGTGTTCGGGATCATGCAGCGGCGCGATCTGCTTCCGGATCGGTCGGACGAGAAGCCGATCCCAGGCCCAACGCCAACGGAACTGAAGATCGCTGGGCAGACCTATTCTGGCCTCATCGCCACATACGAGCAGATCATCGGCGCTCCGACCTGCGCCGTGGCTCGGAGCGGAGGCCGCGCACTGGCAGCAGAGGATGTCGGGCACTCGGTGAGCGTCCGGGCGAAGATTGGCGCCTGCAGGATCGCCCTAAGCGATTTGGACCACCGTGTTGCGGTTGCCCTATCCAGGGCCGTCGCCGCGGTAACGCATGAGCAGATCGAGGATGCGTTGCGCTGGGCTGATTGGATCGTGCCCGGGCTGGTGCGCCTGCACGAGCGTGCCGACGACATTCGCAGGGCAGGGCGGACCGCGGCCGACCAAGCGGCGCGTCGCCAAGCGGCGTGAACGTCGCAGAAGATGGTTGCAATCTCGTTTGAGATATGCGACTTACATTATGTCGGGAATCGAAATCCGCCTGACGACAGCCCGCCCCGGGGCAATCCTGCGGCGGGCTTCTCATTTCAGGTCCGGCGGTCTCGCGGCCAAGCATTCGAGGAGTGTCAGCTAAGGCGGCCGGCTCCTTCAGAAGCGATCCCGGGCGCCGCGGCCTTTCGCTACAACGGTCATCAAATATGCCGCGGCCCGTGGCTTGGGTGAGGGAAGGTCAAACCTAACATTCCTGTAAGCCAGAAATGGCGAGACTCACAGGAGCTGACTTTGACCGCGTTCTCTAAGCTTGCCCAGGCGGGGCTTCTTGCAATTGGTGTCTTGTTGGCGATGCCGGTGGTGTCATCGGTCGCTCAGGCCGCCGGCCCGACCTGGCACGGAAGGCATCACCACCACGTGAACCACCATCGCCATCACGACCGCCATCATGATCGTCACCACCAGTGGCATCGCCACCGCTGAGTAACGCTTGGCGGTAGGCCAGGTTCAAGAGCCTGCCCGGGAGTCCGTGGCGGGCTCTTCTTTGTACCTAACTGGCCAGCCAGTCCCGGAAGCTCAATTTGGACCATCCTCCCGCTGGTGTGGATTGTCGCGATGGCCTGGAGGGCGTTGAAGGCCGAGATGGTCGTGATGGTCTCGAAGGACGGGCAGGACGAGAAGGTATCGGTGGTACTGACGTGCCGGTGGCCGGATGACCCGGAGAAAATAGAACCGGACACCCGCGCTTATCCCGCGCCGTGGTGTAATCGATGCTCCCGAGCCAGTTCCCGCTGGTCGCCGACCACGCGTGCCCTCCGGAAATGAACGCTACGTACTCCATGTTTGTGTCGAAGATGTTGTGTCCTGGATCTAGCCAACCGACTAGATCGCAATCTTTCGAGAACAAGGGTTCCATATACTTCGTCCAATAAAAAGTATTGTTGAAAATACCAGCCCGCCCGTCACGAATAGGCGTTTCTGGTTCGGCAAGTATCCGGCCGCTGTCAGCGGTTCGCAAGCCGTGATTTCGAGGTCGAAAGTCCGTCACGGCCGGCGTCAGGCGCTTTGATTGTTTATCCGAGGAAATCAGCCGATGCCGAAAGGAGGGAAGCGCGAGGGCGCTGGTCGCCCGGCTGGCGCGAAGAACAAGCGCACCGCGGAGACGCTCGCGGCCATGGAGGCTGCGGCCGAGAAAATCGCCGAGGTTGTCCCCAACGCCTTCGACGGCGACGCGCACGCTCTCCTGATGGCGGTCTACAAGGATCCGAAGCACGAGTTAGCGCTGCGCATCGACGCCGCGAAGGCGGCCATTCGCTACGAGCGCCCGGCGCTCGCTGCCGTCGAGCACTCCGGCGAGATGACACTGCACCACGAAGACGCGCTGTCCGAGCTGGAATGACGGCGACCGCGCTATCGCCCCGTGAGCGCGCCATCCGGCTGCGCCTGCGGGACGATTTCGTTCACTACGCCGCCAAATGCCTGAAGATCCGGACCAAGGCCGGGTCGGTCGACCCGCTGGTCCTGAACAAGCCGCAGCAATACCTGCACACGCGGCTGGAGGCCCAGCGCCAGGCGAGCGGCAGGGTTCGGGCGATCATCCTGAAGGGGCGGCAGCAGGGCTGCAGCACCTACGTCGGCGGCCGGTACTACCACAGGGCATCGCATCGCCGCGGCGTCCGGGTGTTCATCCTCTGCCATGAGGCGGAGGCGACGGCGAACCTGTTCGACATGGTGTCGCGCTACCACGAGCACACGCCGCCTCTGGTGCGGCCGAGCACGAGCGCGGCGAACGCCCGGGAGCTGACGTTCGATCGCCTGGACAGCGGCTACAAGGTCGGGACAGCGGGCACCAAGGGGGTTGGGCGCTCGCAGACGGTGCAGATGTTCCACGGGTCCGAGGTGGCGTTCTGGCAGTTCGCCGAGACGCACGCCGCCGGCGTGCTCCAGGCGGTGCCAGATATGCCGGATACCGAGGTGATCCTGGAGAGCACGGCGAACGGGGTGGGTGGGTTTTTTCACGAGCAGTGGCAGAAGGCCGAGGCCGGGCAGTCCGAGTACCAGGCGATCTTCATCCCGTGGTTCTGGACCCCGGAGTACCGCAAGGCGCCGCCGGCCGGCTTCACGCTCACCGATGAGGAACAGGAATACGCCAGCGCCTATGGCCTGGACATGGAGCAGATGGCGTGGCGCCGCAGCAAGGTCGCCGAGCTGAAGGATGCGTGGCTGTTCAAGCAGGAATACCCGGCCACCGCGGCCGAGGCGTTCCAGAACAGCGGCCACGACAGCTTCATCCCGGGCGCGCTGGTCGCCGCGGCTCGCAAGCGCCAGGTCGAGCCCTCGGGCCCACTGGTCATCGGCGTCGACCCGGCATGGATGGGCGACGACAGGACATCGATGGCGTGGCGCCGCGGCCGGCGGACGCTGAAGATCGAGAGCAAGAGCGGCCTTGATACGATGGCGACGGCCGGCTGGTGCAAGGCCGTCATCGATGCTGAGAAGCCGGCGCGGATGTTCATCGACGTCGGCGGCGTGGGCGCGGGTGTCGTCGATCGGCTGATGGAAATGGGATACGGCGAGGTGGTGCGGGCCGTGAACTTTGGCTCTGCGCCGCTGGAGCCTGAGCCGCCAGAGGGCGGTGGCCCGCTCAACCGGCGCGCCGAGATGTGGAGCAAGGGCAAGGAGTGGCTGCAGGACGTCGCCGGGGTGCAGATCCCGGACATGGACAGCCTGCACGCCGACATCACTGGCCCTGGCTACAAGTATGACAGCAACTCGCGTGTCGTCCTGGAGAAGAAGGAAGACATGAAGCGTCGCGGCGTTCGCAGCCCCGACGAAGGTGATGCTTGGGCTCTGACGTTCGCCGAGCCAGTCGATGTGGCGAACTCGTGGGCCAAGAAGATCGTCTACAGCAACAAGGGAATCGTCTGATGTTCTACGACGTGACGGCAGACATGGGCGGCTTCGTCATGGCCGACCTGGACGGTGATGGCGTGGACGAGTCAAAGACGCCGAACATCAAGATCATCACGGTCGAGGCGAAGGACGGCGACGAGGCCGCGGCGCTGGCGCACGCGCAGGGCGCGGTCGCTGTGCGCGGCGTTGTGCCGGCGGAGCGTGGTCCGGAGCCCGAGCCTGCCGACGACACGAAGCGTGGCCCTGGCCGCCCCCGCAAGGTCGCCTGAGAGGCATCTGAATGGCCTACGCCGCCGACGACGCCCCCGCCGAGAGCAAGGGCGACGGCGAAGCCATGTCCGACAGCGAACTCGCCTCGCTGATCGACCAGTATGTGGCGGACAGCGGCGGCATGTGGGACCAGCCTCTCGCCAAGTTCCGCGAGAGAGCGCTGGCCTACTACCGCGGCGATGCGCGTGGCGATGAGATCGAGGGCCGCTCGTCCGTCGTCAGCCGCGACGTGGCCGAGGCGGTGGACGGCATGCTGCCCGACCTGCTGGAGATCTTCGTCAGCGGCAACGAGGTCGTGCGGTTCGACCCGATGGGGCCGGAGGACGAGGACGCCGCCGAGCAGGCGACCGACTACGTCAACTGGATCTTCAGCCAGGACAACCCGGGCTTCGAGATCCTCTACACCTGGTTCAAGGATGCCCTGCTGTTCAAGAACGGCATGGTCAAGGTGTGGTGGGAGAGCGAGGAGCACGTCAAGGACGCGGCCTATGCCGGTCTGACCGAGGACGAGTTGAAGCTGCTCAGCAGCGACCCGTCCACGGAGATCATCGAGACGACGCCGACGGTCATGGCGGCCGACGCGCAGGCGGCGCTCGGCGGGCCCCTGTTCGACGTGAAGACGCGCCAGACCGTGCCGGGCGGCCGGGTCTGCGTGGGCTGCATTCCGCCCGAAGAGTTCATGATCTGGAGCCGGGCGACCGGCACCGACAACACGCCGTTCATCGGCCAGCGCACGCAGAAGACCAAGTCGCAGCTCATCCAGGAGGGGTTCGACAAGGACATCGTCGACGGCCTGCCGAGCGACGATGAGGGCGATGACCTGCACGGCGAGAAGCTGGAGCGGTTCAAGGACCTGACGCAGATCCCGATGAACAACCCGACGCTGGACGAGTCCATGCGCCAGGTGTGGGTCGAAGAGGTGTTCATCAAGGCCGATCGCGACGGGGACGGCATCGCCGAGCTGCGCAAGGTGACCAAGGTCAACGAGGTCATCCTCGATGACACCAAGGTCGACGACAATTGGTTCGCGATGCTCTCGCCGAACCCGATGCCGCACACCTGGGAAGGCCGCAGCATCGCCGACGACACGATGGACATCCAGGACATCAAAACGGCCGTCACCCGCGGCAGCCTCGATAGCCTCTACCTGTCGAACAATCCGCGGCAGCTGGTCAGCGACAAGGTCAACCTGGACGACGTGCTGAACAGCCGCCCGGGCGGCGTGATCCGGGTCAAGCCGAACTCGGGCCCGTTGTCCGAGAACTACCAGGCGCAGGTGACGCCGTTCGTCGGCCAGTCGTCGTTCCCGATGATCGAGTACCTGGATTCCGTGATCGAACGCCGCACCGGCCTGATCCGCCAGGCGCAGGGCATGGACCCGGACGTCATCAACAAGACGGCGACCGCGGCGCGCATCATGAACAGCGCCGGTCAGCGTCGCCTCAAGATGATCGCGCGCATCTTCGCGGAGACCGGCGTCAAGCGCGTGTTCAACCTGATTTACGCCTGCGTGCGGAAGTACCAGCAGCAGCCGAAGGTCATCCGCCTGCGGAACAAGTGGGTGCCGATGGATCCGCGCGGCTGGGCCGACAAGATGGACCTGAAGGTCTCCGTCGGCCTCGGCACGGGCGACCGGACCGAGCAGCTTGGCGCGCTGATGCAGGGCATCGTGCCGGCGCAGCAGGCACTGGTGATGATGCAGGGCGGGCAGCCCAAGGGGCCGTTCGTCAAGCCGGAGCACCTATACAACACGGCGCGTCGCATCGTGGAGTACAGCGGCATCAAGTCGCCCGAGCTCTACTTCGCAGACCCCGACGACCAGGCCAACCAGCCGCCGCAGGAAGCGCCGCCGCCCGACCCGAAGATGGTCGAGGCGCAGGGCAAGCTGCAGATCGAGCAGCAGAAGGCGCAGGGCCAGGCACAACTGGACCAGCAGAAGGCACAGACGCAGATCCAGCTTCAGGCGCAGCAGGGGCAGGCCGACATCGCCATGCGCCGCGAGATGGCCGAGCAGGAGCTTCAGTTGAAGCGCGAGGAGCTTGCCGCGCGGCTGCAGATGGAGCGCGAGCGGGCGGTGCAGGACTACGAGCTGCGGCGCATGGAGATGGACGCTGAGATCGCGCTGAAGCGGTACCAGATCGAGAAGCAGGCCGAGACGGCGCAGGCCACCAACGTGCCGAAGCCTGAATAGATGGCCGGCGCGAAGGGGTTGCTGCAGGTCCAGCCGACGCCGGTCATGGGCGGCCTTCTAGGCGTGCCTGGATCGGATGACGTCGCGGCCGGGCCGCCCGATCTATCAGATCGCTACAACACGCAGTTGGCTGCCGAGGATGAAGCCGCCTTTGCCAAGTGGCTGGCGCAGTTGAGCAAGAGCAAGGGCTATGACGCCTCCCAGGATCTCGCGGACTACGACCTCCGCGGCGCCTGGAGGAGCGGAGCCAAGGCAGCGGCCAACGGGCATCTGCCGGACACGTACAAGAAGCCGAACCATCCGACCTTCTCCGAAGAGAGCCAATACAGCAGCCCTGATACACCGGGCGGCAAGTGGGTGCAGAACGGCAAGGCTTGGGAGTTCGCGGCATCGCCGTTCAACCTGCGCATGACGCCGCCAGAGGCGCTGCAGGCCTATTTCGCAAGAGCCGAGCCGGAAAGCCGGCTGCGGCTGCCGGAGGGCGTGCAGCCTACGCCGGTCGGGCTGCTGGGAGCGCGCCAATGAACGCCGAAGCCGCACTGGCCCGCGCCAAGAACGCCGAGCAGATCATCAACGATCCGCTCGTGGCCGCCGTGCTCGACGGGATCGAGCGGAAGTGGGTCGACGCGATCGTTGCCAGCCCGGTCGCTGACGCGGAAGGGCGCGAGCTGGCGTACCGCATGTTCAAGGCCGTGCAGCAGTTCCGTGACGAGTTCGCCGCCATGATCGGCGACGGCAAGATCGCAGCGGCCGAACTGGAGAGATCAAACCGTGACTGATGTGACCGACGCCGCCCCCGAGAACATCGACGATCGCGCCGACTATGTCATGGGCCTGCTGCAGGCAGAACCCACGCGCGACGGGCAGGGGCGGTTCGCGTCCACCGAGGCGCCGGCCGATGAGGCTGCCGCGCCCGAACAGAATTTGGGCGACGCGCCCGAAGCCGCACCGGGAGACCCGGCCAGCGGTGATGAAGCCGATACCACAACCGAACAGGCTGCAGAGCCTGCCATCGCGTTGCCGATCGGTTGGAGTGCGGAGAAGGCGGAGGCGTTCAAGCAGCTCCCACCCGACGTTCGTGAGTACATCACGGCCCGGGAGAGCGAGCGGAACAGCCACCACAGCCGATCCGTGCAGGAAGCCGCCGAACAGCGCAAGGCCGCAGAGGCCGAGCGTCAGGCGGTGTCAACCGAGCGGCAGCGTTATACGCAGGCCCTCGGCCAGGTGTTGCAGAACATCCAGCAGACGGCTCCGAAGCCGCCCGATCCGGCATTGGCTACGTCCGACCCGGCGAAATACATCGCCCAGAAGGCGCAGTTCGATCACGTGTTGGGCCAGTTCCAGGCCACGCAGGCAGAGATGCAGCGTGTCCAGGCCGAGGAGGCTGAGCATCGGGAGAGGGCGTTCCAGGATCATCTCGCGGACCAGGGCAAGATCCTGGACGAGAAGATCCCCGAATGGCGCGACGTGGGGAAGCGGACCAAGGAGCAGCGGGAGATCGCTGAGTTCCTGACCGCCACCGGCTACAGCCGCCAGGAAGTCGACGCCGTCGCCGATGCCCGTGCCGTGCAGATCGCCCGCAAGGCGATGCTGTACGACCGCCTGATGGCACAGAAGCCGGCTGCCAAGCTGGTGCCGCCCGTGGCGCCGCCGACGATGAAGCCGGGTGCTGCTGCAACCTCGCCGAAAGCCGCGAACCTCGCTGCCATGAAGCAACGCGCGCTCGCCACCGATGATCTCCGCGGAAGAGCGGAATTCGTGCTGGCGGCTCTGAACACGAGGTAATTCGACATGGCTATCGTCGCCAACACCTTCACCACCTTCTCGGCGATCGGCAACCGGGAAGACCTGGCGGATGTGATCTACAACATCTCGCCGACCGATACGCCGTTCATGGCGACCATCGGCAAGACCAAGTCCTCTGCGGTGCTGCACGAGTGGCAGACCGACGCCCTGGCCGCGCCCGGGACCAACGCGCAGCTCGAAGGCGACGAGGTCGCGTTCGCTGCCGCGACCCCGACCGTCCGCATCGGCAACCGCTGCCAGATCAGCCGCAAGGAAGCGATCGTCTCCGGCACGCAGGACTCTGCCGTCGACAAGGCTGGCCGCCAGCGTGAAATGACCTACCAGCTCATGAAGCGGTCGAAGGAGCTCCGCCGCGACATGGAGACCACGCTGACCGGCAATCAGGCGCCCGTCGTCGGCAACACCACCACCGCTCGGCAGCTTCGGCCGCTGTGCTCGTGGTATGCGACCAACGACAGTCGCGGCGCCGGCGGCGCGGACGGCACCGCCACCACGGCGGCGACCGACGGAACCCAGCGGGCGCTGACGGAGACCCTGCTGAAGGGCGTCCTGCAGTCCTGTTGGACCGCGGGCGGCGATCCCGGCCTGGTGATGGTCGGGCCGTTCAACAAGACCGTCATCTCCACCTTCACCGGCAACGTGACCAAGTACCAGGACACGTCCAACCAGAAGCTGTCGGCGAATATCGACGTGTACCGAAGCGACTTCGGCACCCACAAGATCGTCGCCAACCGCTTCTCGCGCGACCGCGACGCGCATGTGCTGGACACCAGCATGTGGGCGCTGGCGACCCTGCGCGCGCCGAAGACGGTGGACCTGGCCAAGACCGGCGACGCCGAGAAGGCCATGATCATCACCGAGTACACCCTGGAGAGCCGGAACGAGGCCGCGAGCGGCATCGTCGCCGATCTGCTGACCTCGTAAGCAGAGCAATCCAGGCTGGTCGATGGGGCGTCCTTCGGGGCGCCCCTTTTCTTTGGAGGGCCGTCATGAGCGGGCTGCTACTCGACGCCGACGGCACGAAGATCGAGCGGCTTCACTTCGCCCCCGAGGGCGACTTCGCCGTTGAGACCATCCAGGACGTCGAGCCGACGCTGGAGGCCAACAAGCGGCTGCGCAACGACAATCCCAGCGGCATGGGCTCGTCGCGCGAGCTGCAGCACGTCGCCAGCATCCCCCCGGTGGTCCAGTTGATGTGGTTCCAGCGCTACGGCATCGAGGCGTGGAACCAAGATCACATGCCCGCGGTCATCCGGCTTCTCAACGATCCGGAATGGTCGCTTCTGCGCACGAATGAGGGCACAATCTGATGGCGCTCGCGACCCATACCGACCTGATCGCCGCCGTCGCTGATTGGCTGGCGCGCAACAGCATCACGGGCGGCCGTGCCGACGACTTCATCACGCTTACCGAGGCGAAGTTCAACCGCGAGCTTCGCGTCCCGCAGATGGAATCGCGCGCCGCCACGTCGATCGCGGCCGGCGACGCCTACCTGTCCGTGCCAACCGACATGCTGGCCATCCGCGTCCTGACACACGACAGCCAGCCGAATGAGCAACTGCAGTATGCGACGCCTGACTGGCTGCGGGGCTTCTACCGCTCGATGCCTGGCCGGCCGAAGCACTACGCCCAGTTCGGCAGCGAATGGCAGCTCGGACCGGTCCCCGACATCAACTACACCTTCGAGGCCATCTACTGGGCGCGGATCCCGGGGCTGAGCGCCGAGAACCCGACCAACTGGCTGTTGCGGGACGCGCCGGACGTCTACCTCTACGGCGCGCTGTTTCAGGCCTCGGTCTACTACCGCAACGCCAGCGACATCTCGCTCTACAGGAGCCTGCTGGAGGAGGCGGTGGCCTCGCTGGAGCACGCCGGATCCGACATGTCCATGAACGGCTCGCCGCTCCAGACCAGGTGCCGCTGATGTCGATCGAGACTTGGGTCAAGCGCCCCCCCGGCAGCGATGAGACGGTTTGGGATGGCGGCGCGACGGCCTGGGATTTCGACTTCTCGTTGATCGACCCGAGCAACTACCTGAACTGGGTGGGCCTGACCAACTGGGACGATGGCGGCCCGACCTGGGATGACGGCCATTCGGTGTGGGACGTCAACGTGGTGCTCCTGGCCGGCGAAAAGCGCACGAAATGGGACGGCGATGGGCATGGCGAAAACTGGACCCTCAGGCCGCCGGGGGTCAACTGATGCCGCGCATTCCCTTTGGCCCGTGGACGCCTGACGAGCCGCCCCTGGACGGAACAGGCCTGGTCACGGCAACCAACGTCTCGCCGCAGTCGAGCGCGACCGGCTACTACCGGTCCTGGCCCGCGCTGACGCCGATCAGCAATGCCTTGTCCGGCGCCCCCCTCGGCGGCGTCGCCGGCAAGAGCAACGACGGCAAGGCCATGAGCTTCGCCGGCGACATGACGAAGCTGTACCGGCTTCAGGCATCGACCTGGGGCGATGTCAGCAGGGTTGGCGGCTATTCCACGGCCACGCCGGAAGTCTGGCGCTTCGTGCCATATGGCTACGACATCATCGCGACCAACTACAGCGACGCGATCCAGAAATTCACGATCGGCACGTCCACCAAATTCGCAGACATGTCGGCGACTGCGCCGCGGGCGCGCCACCTTGCCGTGGTGCGTGACTTCCTGGTGACGGGGAACACCTCTGACACGGACGGCCAGCGCGCCCTGCGCGTGCGGTGGTCGCCGCTCGGCAACCCGAGTGGAGATTGGACGCCCAACGCCACGCTGCAAACGGATTTCCAGGACCTGACGACCGGCGATGAAATCATGGGGCTGGTCGGCGGCGAGTACGGCGCCATCATCTGCCGGTCAGCCATCTACCGCATGACCTTCGTCGGGCCGCCTTTGGCCTTCCAGTTCGATGAGGTGGTCCGCAACCACGGGTGCGCCGCATCAGGGTCCCTTGCCACCGATGGCACGATGTCGGTGTTCTACGCCGAAGACGGGTTCTATATCTTCAATGGCGTCGCCCTGACGCCAATCGGCGTTGGCAAGATCAATCGGTGGTTCGAAGATAATGTCGCCCCATCGAGCTTCCCGACCATGTCGGCGCAAATAGACGCCACGCGACAGTTGTACGTGCTGTTGTTCACGTCGAAGGATTCCCCGAACGGCCAGCCGGATACGCTACTGCAGTACAATTGGGTTTCGGATCGGTGGACCATCATTCGGCAGCCAGCACTGGTTCTCGTCCGGCTCCTGTCTACGGTCTTTACCCTGGAAGACCTGGACACCGTATCGATGAACCTGGATGTGCTGCCGGCCTCGCTGGACAGCCGCCTGTGGTCTGGCGGCGTGCCGTACCTCGGGGCGTTTACGCAGGATCTCAAATTCTCGGCTTTCGCCGGGCCGGCGCTGGTCGCGGAGATCGAGACCGGAGAGGCCGCATTGGGCGGCGGCGTCAAGGCTCGTGTCCAGACTGTGCGTCCCCTGTGCGACGGCGAGGCGTCTGTGGTGGTCAAGCACCGCGATGACCAGTGGGGGCCCCAGCAGGAGACGACGGCAGAGACGCCGACGCGGGCCGGGGACTGCAAGTTCAACGTGGACGCGCGGTTTCATTCGATGAAGCTGACGATCGGCGGTCCCTGGACGGTGGCGCAGGGCGTGGACTTCACCTTCGTTCCGACGTCGGAGACCTGACGTGTTCCGCCTCGCTTCCGTTGCCGGCGCGTCACCTCGCGACCTGGCGCAGATCTGCAACGAGCTTCGCGACGGCAAAATCAATGCAACGGGGACGGTGACGTTGACGCCGAGCGCGACGGCGACCGTCGTGCTGGATCCGAGAGTGTCGATCGAGACCGTCATCCTGCTGATGCCACTGACGGCCGATGCCGCGGCGGCACATGCCACCACCTGGGTTTCCGCGCAGGACAGCGGGACCTTCACCCTGACACACGCGAGCACTGTCAGTGCGGATCAAAGCTTCCGATACGCAGCACTTGGCTAGCGAGTGGCGGCGCGTTGTCGGCTGGCTTGTTCCTGCGATCGAAATGGGCGGCACGCATCGTCCGGCGGACGTGCTGGACCTGGTCATCTCGGGTCACGCGCAGCTGTGGGCCAACGAGGACGCCGCGGGCGTCACGCAGCTCGTGCCGACGCCCCTCGCGAACATCTGCCGGTACTGGCTCGGCGGCGGCGAGATGTCCGCCTTGAAGGCGCTGGACGAGCCGATTGAGGCATGGGCGCGCGAGCAGGGATGCACGCGCATCGAGATTCAAGGGCGGCGGGGATGGGAGCGGGCGTTGCGCGGCTACGAGTGCCGCGGCGTCGTGCTGACGAGGGAGTTGTAAAATGGGTGGTGGCAGCCAGACGAGCAAGACGGAGTCGGCGCCGTGGAAGCCAATCCAGGGTGAACTGTCTGATGCCGCCAATCAGGTGCAGCACGGATGGCGTGATGCCTATGCGGCGGGGCCGACGCCCACGTCGCCGTACATGCAGCAGGGATGGGATGCCATTGCGGGCCAGGTCAACAACCAGGGCTCGCTGCTGAACAACACGCTCGGGCTGGCCAACAATACCGTCCAGGGCAACTACCTCAGCGCCGGCAACCCGTATTTCCAGCAGGCGTATCAGGGGGCTGCCGACCAGGCGACGCGGGCCTACAGCAGCGCGGTCGACCCGGCGATGCGACAGTACCAAAGCCAGATGGATCAGAATCTGTCGCAGTGGAAGAACGCCATCTCGCCCGGAATCGATGCGCAGTTTGCGGCCGGCGGGCGGCTGGGATCCGGCCTGTTCGCCAACGCCCGGAACGAGGGCGAAACCAATGTCGCGCGCCAGTTCAGCGACGCGCAGTCGAACCAGGCGCAGTACTTGGCGGACAGCAACGACGCGCTGGCCAGGAACCTGACCAGCACGGCCGGCAACATGGCCTATCAGAACTACGGCGATGAGCGCGCCCGGCAGAATGCGGCCATGCAGCAGGCCCCGGCTCTGTCGACGCTGCCGGGCGGGATCCTGCAGCAGATCGGTCAGCAGCAGATGGATGCGCAGAACGCTCAGAAGCAGTGGTCGCTGAACCTGGGGCAGCAGTACGTCGGGGGGCTGGCCCCGCTCATGGGCGCCGGGGGCACTTCGACGACAAAGCAGCCCGGGCAGAACCCGTGGCTGCAGGCCCTTGGCCTGGGGCTGCAGGGCGCGGCGATGTTCGTCTGAGGCGGTGACATGGGTCTCCTGGACTGGTTGGTCGACCGCAATCCGAATGCGGCACCGATCCCGCTCGACTATCAGCCGAACAAGTCTCTGGCTCCCGGCGTTCCGCGCCCCGGCGCCATCCCGATGGCTGATGCGCCGGCCGTCATCCCCGACTGGCAGCGGCGCCTAGAGAAGCGGGAGAGCGGATTCAATCCGGGCGCCAAGAACGACTTGGGCTATTTCGGGCTCTATCAGTTCGGTACCCCGGCCGCCTCGGACGCGGGCTTCTACACACCTGCACCTGGAGAGAGGAAGAACGCCTGGCAGGGGACCTTCAACGTTCCCGGCTTCCCTCAGGTCCGGACGGCACAGGATTTCGCTTCCAGCCCTGATGCACAGCGCTCCGCATTCGGCATGTGGACCGCTTATCTCGACGACGAGGCCAAGCGGCTCGGGCTCGACAAGTACATCGGCCAGACCGTCAACGGCGTCCCGGTGACACGAGAGGGCCTGCTGACGGGGATGCATATCGGCGGGCCCGGGGGCGTCAAGGCATTCCTGACCGGCGGCGATGATCGCAGCGACAAAAACGGGACATCGGTCGGCGACTATATGCGCATGGGCGCGGGTGTCGGTGGCAGTACCGGCGGTGACACGGCGATCGGCGGCGTCGGCCAGGACAAGATTGCGCCTCAAGCGGCGGGAGGAAATGGAATGGCCGGACAGGGCTTGCTCAATCTGCCGCCGGAGGTCACGCAAGGGCTTCTCGGTTCGTACGAGCCGACATGGCAGGACAAGGTGGGGGCGCTGCTGTCCGGCGCGGGCGGGGCGCTGGCTTCGTCTGGTGGCGGACAGAATTGGGGCGCTGCCGGCTCTCAGGCGATGCAGGCTGCCTATCGCGATCGTCGGGCGCAGGGGCAGCGCGGGCGCAGCGACAAGGCCATGCAGTCGCTTGTGGCGGCCAACCCGCAGTTGGGCGCCATCGCGGCTCTTGGCGGTCCCGAGATGCTCGCGCAGGTCCTCGCGAAAAAGATGATTCCGGGCGATCCGCAGACCATGATGAACGTCGGCGGTCGGGTGTACGACCCGAACACGCGGCAGTTCGTGACCGAGGCGCCGCCTCCGGAGGCTCCGCAGGCCATCCGCACGCTGCAGGCGCTGGGGGTGGATCCGTCGACCCTGACGCCGGAGCAGCGCCTGCAGATGGGCGGTATCACTCCGCAGAAGCCGGACAAGCCGGAGTACCGCGAGGTCGGTGGCAGGCTGGTGCAGGTCGGCCCGACCGGCGTCCAGGACGTCACGCCGGAGAGCATCCGCGCCAAACCTCCGGAGTCCACTGAACTGGGCAAACTCCAGGCTGAGCGTGCGGCCTTGCCGCCGGGCGACCCGCGCATCGCTGAATACGACGCGAGGATCGGCGCCATGGGCAAAACCGGCGGCGTCACCGTCAACAACTTCCCCGCGGAGATCGGAGCCCGCCTCGGGCTGGGCAACCAGTTCCTGGACAACGACCTGCCGGAGATCCGCAAGCAGATCGACGCCGGGGCTCTGGAGGGGCTGGGCTCTCGGGCGCAGATGGCCCTGGGCGCCGGCACTCCAGGCCGCATCGTGGCGCGCATTCAGACCGGTGTGGATGCCCTGCGGCGCAATCTGACCGGCGCCGGCATGAACGCGGCCGAGGTCGATGAGTATGTCGGCCGGTATCTGCCGACGTCCACCGACGGTGCCACCACGATCAAGTCGAAGCTGGATGGCTTGGAGGCTGACCTGATCGCCTCCCGCGAGGGGGTGCTGGCTGCCAAGGGCGGCGGCAACCCCGTGGCGATCAGCGGGGCCCCGTCGAGCGCCGCGCCCCTGCGAGCCGCGCCGTCGGCTCCCGCTGCGCCTGTTCCGATGCCGGCGGCGCCTTCGGGAGGCCCTGTGCCGGGCACGGTCGAGATGGGATACCGCTTCAAGGGCGGCAATCCGGCCGATCCGAACTCCTGGGAGAAGGTCCAGTAATGGCCGGTCCTTGGGAGAAATACGCACAGCCGCAGACGGCACCCGTCGAGGCTGGGCCGTGGGCAAAGTACGCCGCTGCGCCAGCGCAGGAAGAGGCCCCGGCCGTTTCTCCGCTCGATGCGATGCGCGAGCGCCAGGCGCAGATGTTTGCGCAGCGGGTGGAGGCCGGCAAGGATCAGATGCGCGGTCTGATCGATCCGCGGATGCAGAGCGCCGTGATGCAGGGCGCCACGCTCGGCGGCGCGGATGAGGCGCTGGGTGGCATCGCGGGCGCCATCGGCGGCACGATCGGGGACGCGATCAACGGCCGTGCGCCATCCATCAGCCGGCTCGGCGAAAACATCGGCCAGGGCGTCGACCTGGAGCGTCAGAATGTCCACGGGTTCGAGCAGGATCATCCTGGCCTTTCGGCTGGCGCGACGGTCGGGGGCGGGCTGCTGCTGGGTGCACCGTTCGCAGGTGCGCTGAAGCAGGCGCCGGGCCTCGCCATGAAGTTGCTGCAGGGCACGCTCCTTGGCGGCGGGGCAGGCGCTACCGCGGGCTTCCTGAGCGGCGAGGGCGGCATAGAGAGCCGTCTGGCAGGCGCCGGCACTGGCGCGGCTGTCGGCGGCCTCCTTGGCGCCGCCATCCCCGCCACTGGCGCGCTCGTGCGCAAGGGCTCCGATGCCTTCAAGACGCTGTTCCGCATGCGGCCGGCTGAGGAGCAGGCCAACCGCCTGATGGCTACCGCCCTGCGCCGTGACAGCCTGGATCCGACCACAGCCAGCGCGCAGATGGCGAAGGCCGGCGACCAGCCGGTGGCGCCCGCTGACCTCGGCCCGAACATGCAGCGCCTGCTCGGTTCAGCCTATCGCGCGCCCGGGCAGGGCAGGGCGCAGATCAGCGAATTACTGGACGCACGCGGCGCGCTTCGGCCGCAGCGTCTGGGCGACATCATCCGCCAGAGCTTCGGCAACCAGGACGACTTCTACTCGACGATCGACAGCCTGCAGAAGGTCCAGAGCGCCAACGCGAAGCCGCTCTATGACGCGCTCCGCAAGGCCGATCCGGCGACCTTCAACACCGACGAAATGAAGGAGATCCTCAACACGCCGGCCGGTATGCGCGCGATCAACGCTGCCGAGCAGCGGGCGAAGAACCTGCGCGAGCCTTTCCCGCAGCTTCTGGAGAATGTCACCGATCCGGCGACGGGCGAGACGATGCTGAAGGTGACGAAGATCCCGAACTTCGAGGCGCTGGACCAGGTCAAGCGCAGCCTGGACAACATCATCGAGGATGCGCGCGACCCCATCTCCGGCAAGATCCCGTCCGAGGTCCGCGATATCGTCCGGGTCCGGGGTGACCTGATCGACGAAATGGACGCCGTAACGTCGGCCAGCCCGGGGGATCCTGCGTCCTCCCTCTACCGTCAGGCCCGCGGCGCCTTTGCCGGCCCGGCGCAGAGCCAGGATGCGCTTTGGCTCGGGCGCGACATCGCCAAGGGTGGGGGCGACCTTGAGCCACTCCTGCGCAAGTTCGGCAAGCTGTCCGATGCCGATAAGGACATGGCGCGCCTGGGCGTCGCGCGCCAGCTCGCCGAGATGGTCAGCCGCGGCAGCGAAACGCGCAACCAGGCGCTGGGCTTCCTGTCGCCGCAGATGCGGGGGCGCCTCGAGGCGATCTTCCCAGATCGCGCCAGCTACGAGGCGCTTGAGGACGCGGTCCGTCGCGAGAGCCAGATGGTCGGGACCGACAGGGCGGCGCGGTCGGGTTCGCAGACGGCGGAGCGCCTGACCGAGGATGCCGATCAGGGCGCGCAGCTCGCCAACCTCGGCGAGATGGCGCAGATCGGTGAATCCCTGCTGTCGATGAACCCCATGCGCATTGCGCGGACGGGGATCGGCGTGGCCGCCAGGCGCGCACAGGGTATGAGCGAGCCGGTCTCGAAGGAGTTGGCCCAGCGTCTGCTGGCGAGCGATCCGGCAGCCCGCGCGCAGGTCATGCAGCAGCTTCAGCAGCAGATGTTCACGCCGAAGCCGCAGCGGCCTATCGCAGGGCTGCTTTCAGGAGAAGCGCGAGTAGCGATACCAGGGCTACTGGGATCATATACCGCCCCAACAGCCAACCGTTGACCAGCCAGTCATCACGCAACTTGTCGTCGTAGTCGACGATGAAGTGCTGCGGGTGTTCATCACGCGGCTTGGCGAACACTGACAAGTCGCCGAGGCGGAACGGCTTCGGTTCAGCTTGGTTGTCGGGCATCCGTAAAATCTAGCACATCCGCCCCGCCTTCAGCAGCGGGCTTTTTGCGTTGAGAGGGGCCATGCCAGTCTACACCGACTACAGCGCCGTCCCGGCCGACAACAACACCCCTCCGCCGGTCGGCGCCCCGGAGGGCATGCCGCCTTCGTCGGTGAACGATGCCATGCGCTACCACATGGCAGTGACCCGCATCCTTGGCGACAACACCGTCAAACAGGGCGGGTCCGCTGGGATGGCGGACAACGATGTCCATATCGGACTGGCCCTCGACGGCAGCGGCCTCCTCGCTCATGTCGACTCAGGGGCAATGGGCAAGATTTGGACCGACAGCATCGCCCCCGCTACAGATTCGACGATGACGTTGCCCAATGGCGTCAAGTTCCTCTGGCAGTCAATCACGGTATCGACCAATGGATCTGGAGTGGGAACGGTGGTCTTCCCGGCTGCCTTTTCTGCCAATCCCGTTGTGATTGTCTGCAATGGCGAGGCGGGGTCGCGACCGAATACCAGCCTGAGTGTCCTCGGGTTTAGCGCGTCTTCATTCCAGTTTGTGGCCAATCCCAGCACGCCGAGCGCCCTGTTCCGCGTGAATTACATCGCCATCGGCCCGGGGGTCTGAGCATGTCCTCTTCCATTGATCCGACCAAGCCGGCTACCGGCGCGGCGACCACGCAGAGCGTTCGCGACAACTTCGCGGCGGCCAAGGCTGAAATCGAGACGCTGCAGGGCACCGCAACGACGCTGTCCGGCCGCATCACGACAAACGAAGCGGACATCAACGCCGCTGAGTCGTCCATCGCCATCAACGCGTCCAGCATCAGTTCGACGAACGCCGCAGTCGGCACGCTGAGCAACCGCGTCACGGCGATCGAGGCGACGCCGCCCGGGACGGACACGATTTACCGCGCCACCAAAGCGGCGCTGGACGCGGACCTGGCTCACGATCCAGATACGGGCGCCATCCTGACGAACGATCCGACGCCGGCATTCAACAACCCCACGATCTGGCGGAAGGTCGGCGCGAGCGGCACGGGATCGTGGGCTCAGAGCGTCGACCGGCTGTCTCCCATGCAGGCCGGCATCGACGCCAACACGGCAACCCTGGTGCCGTTCACCACCAACATCAAGCCGACCGACACCACGACACTGCCGCAGGGCACGTTCGGGACGATCTTCAAGGACGTGGGCGGCCTGGTCGCTGGCGGCTTGGACAGCAATCTCGACTGGTGGTTCTTCTCCAAACTGCACACGCAGGGCGGCGAGCAGATCGGCGCGTCGACCGACCCGAATGTCATCTTTCAGGTCAACGATCTGAATGGCAACGTGGCGCTGCGCATCTCGGCCGACGGCCATTCGGACTTCATCCCCGGCTCGGGCGGCACGACCGCGGCGGCTCCGCCTGCGCTTGGCGCCGACATCGTCCATATCATCCTGCGCGGCCAGAGCCTTTGGCAGGGTGCAGAGTCCATCCCGGCCGTGTCGACGCCGGCGCTTGGCTATGGCGGCCTGATGTTCGGGGGCTACGGCGTCCGGACCTGGGGCATTGATTCCCCGCTCGACCCCACGCTGCGCCCGGATGCCAAGTTCAACTTGGTGCCGCTGGCCGAGAGCGACAGCAGCGGGGTTGGCGAGACGATCGCCAGCGGGTTGGTCGCGCAGCTCAAAGACATGATCGTTGGTCACTACAAGACCGGCTCGCGCAGCGCCGGGCAACAGATCCTCTGCAGCTTCGCCGATCAGGGCGGCCGGCTCCTGGATGAGATCCGGAAGACGCCGACAGTTCCGGACGGCCTCGGCGCCTACTATGCCACGGCGATCGATGACGTCCGCCGGGCCTTCACTGCCGCGCAGCTTCTGGGCAAGTCCTACGCGGTTCTCCTGGTCGACTTCGGACAGGGCGAGGCCAACGGCAACCCCCAGATGGTCCGTGGTGGGCCGATCCTCCCTTGGGCGACGTTCTGGCCACAGTACCGCGATCAGCTGCTGCAGTTCCGCACCGACATGGAGACCGACATCAAGGCGATCACTGGCCAGGCTGGCCGGATCCCGTTGGTGTCGTATCTGACCGAGGGCCCGGTCACCAGCCATGCCCAGATCATGGCCGGCGACGCCGAGCCGGGCCTGGTCCAGGTCGTGGGGCCTCACTACGACACCCCGACGGCGCTCAACAGCCATTACGGGTCGCCGGTCGTTCACGGCAACGAGATCCACCGCGCGGCGGATGGCACGCGGCTGATCGGGTGCCGCCATGGCAAATGGATTGCGCGTCAATATCTCCACGGCGAGCGGATCATCCCGCACCGGATCACCGGGGCGCGCTATATCGGCTCCAACCAGATCCTCGTCGACCTGCAGGTCCCGCGGCCTCCCGTCGTGATCGATACGACCTGGCTACCCGCGCAGACCGCCGCCATGGGGTTCTCCATCTGGTCGGGCGTTGGGGAAACGGCGACGCTTAACGTCGCGGTCACCAAGGTTGAGGTCGCCGGGCCGGCTCAGCTCAAGCTGACGCTCGCGGGGGCTCTGCCTGCCAGCCCGCATCTCCACTACGCCAGGCTGGCGACAACGGACCCGATCGCCCTGCCGCTCCTGGCCTACCAGGACGGCCTCGGGGCCATCTTCGGGTATGCGACCAAGGAGCTGGTGTTCGCGGGGCTGATCAAGTCGACCCTCCAGCCGTTGGTGAACGAGGGGTGCTTCTACGCCAACAACACGACCGCGCCGCGGGTCATGAACCGCGCCCTGATCATTCGCGACGTCCAGGAGGTCGCGGGGCAGACGAAACTGATCGGGCAGGTCAACGAACTCGGCGTCGGGGCCGCCTTCCTGCCCGGCGACATCATCTGCCCGATGCGCGGCGACCCCTACGGCAACATCCGGGACAGCGACAACGAGTATTGCCCGCTGACCTTCAGCGACAGCGCCTACGGCACGCGGGCCGGGCAGCGGTATCCGATGTGGAACTGGCTCTCAACCGACCTCGATGTGGAGATCTTGTAATGAAAATCATCTCGTCCATCGCCGCGACCCGCACCGATCTCCCCATTGACGGCGTCCGTGGATTCCCGCTGTCCAACCTGGCAGGCCTGTACCTCTTCGACGGGACGGACTCGACCTCGAACATCAAGAACTGGGCTCCGGCCGGCGGCACGACCGCCACGGCGTTCGGCGGCGATTCTCTCGATGCCGTGTCGCTGCTGACCAATGGCGGCATCAACATCAAGGCGACCGCCAATATTCCCGGCCCCACCGTGGACTGGACGGCGCCGTGGTCGGCCATCTGGCAGGGTAGGGTCAACCAGCCGACCAACCCTGCCGGCGCCGCGCCGTGGACCAGCATGTTCATCGGCTGCGAGCAGACCACGACCCGCGGCATGATCGTCTACCAGACGGTCGGCACGAGCTACCCCACCAGCACGACGCCGGTTACCGCGACCATCCGCCAGAGCGTGAACGCCACACAGGGCGGCGTCACAGGCGGCCCGTCAGCTCCTGGGCTCGTTTACACCTCCATGGTGACGTGCTGCCTGCGGTTCGACGGCAATGTGACTGCCGACGCCATCTTCATGCGCGGTGGCACCATCGTCTCGACGATCAGCAAGACCGACGTCAACAAGACCGGCATGGTGACGAACGCCTCCTCCGTGGTGCAGACGAACATGAAGCACACGGCGGGCAGCGCGAGCGTCAGCTACACCCGTGGCGACCTCTCGCTGGAGGGCTTCACCGTCTATACCGAGTACGTGACCAACGCGAAGCTCAGCGTCATCGACCAGGCGCTGAGCGCCATCCGCGCAGCCCGCGGGCGCTGAACTGCCTATCGCTTCTGCGGCTCCTTGATTGCCTGCTTCACCAGAACCTCGATGCCCAAGCGTATTTGGCGCAAATCGTCAGCCATGGCCTCCAATGCTTCGATCTGACGGGCCTCTGGTGTCATCGCAGCACGGCGCTCGGCCACGGTTTGGCGCTTCACGATGGTCATTAAATCCTCCCATGAAATGGCCGGATGATCGCAGATCGGCGACGCCAAGTCGAAATAGCCAATACCCACTGCGGCGCTTAGTTCACGGTGTCATTACCGTCGTGGCGGGAGGCGGGGCCCGGGATCTCCTTGATAAACGCATCCTTTGAAGACCACTTGTGGTCCTGACCGCAATGCAGGCATTGCGACTCCATGTTTCTGTAACTGTTGTCGCCTTCCATCGTTTTCTTGTTGGTGTTGATACCTGTGTGGAAGTCGAGGCCTGTCACAGGGCACTTGACGTAGATCCCGCCCATGAGAAATCGCTCCATCAATATTTTCTGCCAATAGCGACAGTCTATCACCACCAGCCCGCCCGGCAATCCCGGCGCGGGCTTTTTCATGTGCGGAGGGGCCTGAATGTCAGACACCGGAAAGAAGGCCGATTGGAGCTACCGCATCCTCATGGTGGTCATGACGGCCGCCATTGGGTGGGGGGTGAACTGGATCGGCGAGAAGGTCGAGACGCTGGGCAGCCTGCCGGGCCAGGTCCGCAAGATCGGCGACGACCAGACGGCGCTCAAGGTGTCGGTCGACGACGTGAAGAAGGCGCAGGAGGAGATGAAGCGCACGCAGTCCGGGTTCGCCACCGGCGAGCAGGTGGGGACGCTGCGCAGCGATGTCGACAAGCTGACCGGCCGCGTCGACACGATGGAGACCACCGTCAACAGCCTAGTCAAGCCAGCGCGGCCGCGATGAGGGCGCTCCTGCTGCTGCTCGCTCTCGCCGCCTGCGGAGACGCCGCGACCGCGCCGCCCACTATGGCGCCGGTGGACATGCCGCGGGCACCGCGCGGCATCGCCCTGCAGTGCGCCGTCGAGTTCGAGCCGATCGTGCTGCCGACCACCACGGCGGAGCAGGTCGAGGGCCGGCAGCGCGACAGGGAAGCGGCGCGCCAAGCGATCGAGACATGCGACGGGCGGAGGTCCAGGGCCGTCCGGCATATTAGGCGCCTCGGCGCCACCGAGTGAACCAGCCCCGCCTCAAGCGGGGCTTTCCATTTCAGGAGGCCGTCATGACCGCCGCCCGAGGCATCCGCAACAACAACCCGGGGAACATCGATCGAGGCAAGCCGCCGACAAAGTGGCTTGGCCTGGCGTCGCCGGCCGAGATGACGCCGGAACAGAAGGCCGAGAGCCGGTTCGCCGTCTTCCGCTCGCCGGAGTACGGCATCCGGGCGCTGGCCAAACTGCTCCAGACCTATCAGTCCAAGCACGGGCTGAAGACCGTCCGCAGCATCATCGACCGCTGGGCGCCGCCGTCGGAGAACGTCACCAGCGCATATGTCGCCGCGGTCGCGAAGGGCGTGGGTGTCGGGCCCGACGACACGGTCGACGTGCGGCACTACGCAACCGCGGCAGCGCTCGTCGCCGCCATCATCGCGCATGAGAACTCCGGGTTCCGGTATGCGCCGGCCGTGCTCGGTAAGGGGTTGGTGCTGGCCGGGGTGAAGCCGGACGCATGAGGCTCCCGGGCAACTGCCTGCTGGCGGCTGTCGTCGCCGCGATCTGCGGCAGGCGCTTCCGCCAATGCAGGAACCCGGCCGGCCGGCTGCACTTCTACTGGCTCGACCGGACCGGCGCCGCCTGGGAGTTCTATAAGCAGGGCGCCAGCAAGAAGACCTACATGCAGAACGCTTTATATCTCGGCGAGGTCCGGCGGAACCCGAAGCTGGACACCTGACCGCTCCCCCACCGATCCGTTCAACCCGCCCGCCTCGAGCGGGCTTTTTGCTGCCCAAGGAGGGCTCTCATGGAGACCGTGACCCGTAACTGGACCGACCTTTCACGCAAGGTCATCGGCGCCGTGGCCGGGGCGATCGTCGCCGGCACCGCGACCGTGTCGGGCCTGGATCAGGTGATCCTCTGGCTGTGGAACGGCGTGGCCGGCCTGGCCGGTACCGGCGCCGAGATGCCTGTCTCCGTCGCCGCTGTCATCGGGACCGCGCTGGGCGCCTTCATCGGCGGCTATCTGCCGAGGGAGAAGCTGGCGTCGACCGCCGAAGTGAAGCCGACGCCGTGATCCGCATCGCACTCGCCGTGGCCCTGCTCCTGCTGTGCGCGGTCGGGGCTGCGGTGCTGTGCTGCGGCTGGTCGAGGCGGCGCAGGCACAGGCGCATCCGGGAGGAGCATGAGGCGGAGGCGGTGCGGACGCTGGAGGACTGGGCCAGGCTGCGCGGGATGTGAATTGGTGAGTGGCCGCGGCGTCAGCCGGGCTCCACCGGCGCGGCCGTCAGGATCTGATGGTCGGCAGAACAGGCAGGCCGGTGTTCGACTCCCAACTCAGCTGGCTCACATGGGCACGGAAGTAGGGATAGGCGGCAAACCGGCCGATCCTGCGCATGAAGGCTTCGACGGCCGCCTTGTTCATCTCCTTGATGCCGGAGTAGATGACAAGATAGGAACAGTCAACGCTCAGGACAATCTTTCTCTTGCAGCGAACATCGATCTTGAAATCGATGTTCGACATCGCCGCGCCTTGCTCGGGGCTATAGCTATAATTGACGAGGTCCCAGTCATAGCCGTGTTTAAGGCTGTCCGGGCGTTCCTTCATGCAGCGCCAATAATCAGGCTTCACGTCGAAGGCGCTGGAGACAAGGATGATCTGTGCAAGCTCCGCAGAGCCCGCGACGGCGTTATAGTCGTCGCGGGTGTATACGGGCTCCACCGGCGCTTCGACATTCGCCGTGGTTTCCGGCACCGTGGCTTCCGGCTCGCTGGGCTTGGGCGTGCGGGCCATCCTCAGGCGGCGTCCGTGAGGCACTCGTCCGCACCGTTGTCGTTGCCGGGACCTTCCCGCCAGCTGGACCTGCCGTCGGACAGGCGCGCGATCTCAATCCAGAGTTCGAACCCGCCCTTGGTCTGCCGGCGTTGGGGCGCAGTGTCGCCGAATTCAGCCTCATAGGCTTCGCGATCGCTCGCCAGCCGATCCTCGACGGTGGGGTTGGAAAGGCGGCAGGTCTCGCCCATCGCCGCGAAGATGCGCGCCACGGTGCGCAGGCGCAGATCGTGCGCATCGTCAGCGAACATCTGCGAGACGCGGGCCGGCGACACGTCGAGCGCGCGCGCGAGATCCGCCTGGGTCCAGCCCTTCACGTTCATGAGGGTCTGGATGCAGAACTGCACATCGACGACGAACGCCTCCTCGGCTTCGATGATCTCAGCTCTATCGGTCGACGTCATCTTGCCCATCGCACTATTCCTCCCCAAAATCACACGGCTTCACAAATCTGGCGCATAGAATGGGCCGCCTTCGCAAGCAACGCCTGGTCTGCGGCGTTATTCTTCTTGCTGGGGTCGACGCAAACGCCGATGAAATACCGATTTTTGTCAATAGTCATCTGATGCCCATAGACCCTAAACTGCCGCACCTTGAGAGCCTCGATCATGATCTTTCGGCCGTTGGTTTCGCCAGTTGGCCACCTGCCCTCGTTCGCGAACTGCTTGTTCGGCAGGTGTTGCGGTCCATAGTCGGCCAACTTGCCCATGATACCTTTCAGACGGCCCTTGCGCTTTGTGTCGAGACCGTCGATGGCAGCCTCGACCTCGGTGGTGACCAGGATGGACATCACGGTGCCAACGCGCAGCGGCTTTAGTGCCGCAATGAGGTCGGTTTTTCGGGGCGCCATTCTAGCCGGTTCTGTTAAGGAATATATTAACTCTATGGGGCGGGAAAAGGGCAAGACGGAATTCACGTCGAACAT